CCTTTTATGAGTTAGACAGTGTATAATATTTACTTAATTACCAACCTTGATAATAATAAAAAGTATGTTGGACTAACAAAGTTTTCTATCACGGAAAGATTTTATCAACACGTAAAAAGAGGATTTCTTCTAACTGAGGCAATCAAAAAGTACGGTGAAGATAAGTTTTTTATTGAATTGATTGAAGAAGTTGATACTGCTGGAAGAGCATATGAATTGGAGCAGTATTATATTAAAGAGTATAATACCAAAGTTCCTTATGGTTATAATTTAACTGATGGTGGCGACGGCATTTTTGGTTGGGAAGTAACCGAAGAATATCGTCAAGAATGTTCCGAAAGAGTTAAACAACTTCATAAAGAAAAAAAAGTTGGTATGTACGGTAAGAATCATAGTGATGAAACAAAAAGAAAAATGAGTGTCGCCTCAAAAGGTAAATCAAAACCTTGGTTAATTGGAAGAAAACTGAGTCCAGAATCTATTGAAAAATTGCGTCAAATAAATCTTGGTAGAGTTCTTAGTGATGAAACTAGAAAAAAAATTAGTGAAAATCATCACGATGTAAATGGGGAAAATAATCCTATGTATGGAAAAAAGCACTCTCCAGAAACTATTGAAAAGTTAAGAGAAAAGGCAAAAAATCGTCCAAAGAGAGTTTGGATTAATAATGGTATTGAAGAAAAACTTATGAATATTGACGAATCTATACCTATGGGTTATAATAAAGGAAGAGTGAGGTCTTAAATGTTTAATCATCTTGATAATGTACTTCCTCAACTTGAGAGAGCAACAATTGATGGGGTCCGATATTACAGCATCCCAGATGGAGACCAACTACTCAAGATGGTCTCCATCACCTCAGTAACCAGTCATTTTAATAAGGAAATCTTTGTCAAGTGGCGTAAGAGAGTTGGTGTAGAAGAGGCAGATAAAATCACCAAGGCAGCAACCAGTCGTGGAACTGATATGCACACTCTGGTTGAGAACTATCTTTATAATAGAGAGCTTCCTCCGGTTCAACCCATATCAGATTTTCTTTTTAAGATTGCTAAAACTGAACTGAATAAAATTGATAATATTTACTGCCTAGAAGGTGCTTTGTATAGTAAGCAACTTGGTGTGGCAGGAACAACTGACTGTATTGCCGAGTTTGATGGAGAACTTGCGGTTATAGACTTCAAGACTTCTAAAAAACCCAAACCCAGAGAATGGATTGAGAATTATTTCGTTCAGGCGATGTTCTATGGAATGGCACTTTATGAGATGACAGATATTCCGATTAAGAAACTAGTAATCATTATGGCATGTGAGAATGGTGAATGTGTGGTGTACGAAGAAAGAGACCTAAACAAGTATATGAAACTTGTGGTCCAATACATCAAAAAGTTTGTGAACGATAAACTAGAACATATGTCTACTTGACTAATTGATTATTATATCTTATAATACATATTATTACTGCTAAACTATGACAAACATACTAGCGACATTCCTAGAGATTAATATAGAAGATATGGAATCACCCGAATCAAACAAAGAATTAGAGCAGGCAATAGAAGATAAGTTTCTTACACCTTCCAAGTTTGCCCTAGAAATAGAAAAAATAGTTGCGGAAGAAAACTGTAATTATATTGATGCCATTTGCCATTATTGTGAAATTAATAGTATTGATATTGAATCAGTCACCAAACTAGTTTCCAAACCTCTTAAAGAAAGATTGAAGTATGATGCTATTAATTTGAATTTTATGAAAAGAGTCTCTAAAGCGAAATTGCCTATCTGATGTCACCCTTTGAAACTTATCAGGCTTATTTGGGCATTAAGAATCACTTTTCTAATCCCAAATATGATTACTTTAAATATAAAAAGACAAGAGCAACACTAACTTCGTTTAATAAAAGAAAGGACCGGTATTTTTTCGAGAAAACAAGTCGTAAGTACCAAGATAAAGAAATAGTAGATTTTCTAGTATCAAATTTTGTAGCAGCAGATAGTACAAGTAATTTATGGATTGGAGAAATTATAAATTCTGGAGAAAGAACCTACCAAGAATGGATGAAAAGACAGCAGAGTCTGACTTACTTATTCAAGGAGCAATCGACCGAATTGTTCTCTCAGACAAAATTAGAGAATGTTTTCGACTGCTCGAAAGGTCATCCAATTCTTCTCAAAACATTTCTAAAAAGTGAATTGGCACCTGAAATAATGGTAATCTATGATACAATATTCTCGTATATTAGTGAGTTTGACAAGAAACTTCTGGACCCAGTATGGGAAACCGTAAGTTTGAAAATTCGGAAATATAAACCCTTTATACATACTGATATATTCCAGTACAAAAAACTTTTACGGGACATTATAAATGAGTAGTTTTTTTGATTCTGATATTATTCAGGATGAACTAAAAGAAATCAATCAACTTCAAGAGTTTATATACAATAGTATTTTAACTTTTGGTATGATGCCTCGTGAAGATAAACTGGAACATATTGATAAAATGACAATACTGCTTGAAAAGCAGCGTATTATGTACACAAGACTTTCTCTTTCTGATGACCCTCAGGCAATTGAGATGAAAGAGAATCTGAGAAGGTCAGTTGCTCTGATGGGATTTCCACCAGAGACTGATATGAATATTCTTTTCAGCAGTATGACAAAAACAATTGAGTCACTCAAAAAGTACCTTGACTAATGAGTGATTTTTTGCTATAATATCTAAGTAATCCAACAATCTAAACTATCCTAAAAAATCTTATGTCTTTTTCAGACCTAAAAAAGCAATCTAAACTTGGTTCTCTCACCGAAAAACTGGTGAAAGAAGTTGAAAAAATGAATAATTCTGGTAATTCTTCTGATGACCGTTTGTGGAAATTGGAATGTGACAAAGCAAATAATGGTTATGCCGTTATTCGTTTCCTTCCTGCTCCTGATGGTGAAGACTTGCCATTCGTCAAAGTCTATTCTCACGCCTTTCAGGGACCCGGTGGTTGGTTGATTGACTCGTGCCTAACTACTCTCAACCAGAAGTGCCCCGTATGTGAGCACAACGGTCAATTGTGGAACTCTGGTATAGACTCCAATAAGGAAGTTGCCCGTAAGCAGAAGCGTAAACTGACTTATATGAGTAATATCTATGTTGTCAAGGACCCTGCTAATCCTGATAATGAGGGTAAAGTCTTCCTCTTCAAGTATGGTAAGAAAATCTTTGACAAACTCACGGAAGCAATGCAACCTGAGTTTGAAGATGAAACTGCCATCGATCCGTTTGATTTCTGGACTGGTGCCAATTTCAAACTGAAGGCAAAGAGTGTTGCCGGTTATAGAAACTATGATTCCAGTGAATTTGCCTCTCAGGGCGCTTTGTTGAATGATGATGATGCTATGGAAGCAATTTGGAAGAAGCAGTTTTCTCTTTCTGAGTTTGTTTCTCCTGACCAATTCAAGTCTTATGAAGAAATGAAGAAGCGTCTTGAAGTTGCCTTAGGCGGAAAGTCTGCTCGTATTGATTCTGAAGTTGAGGATGAGGACAACTATCGTGGTCCTGCTCCTTCTCTGACTGAAGATTTGCGTACTGAACTTAGCAACCTGAAACCGACTCGTTCTGTTGCGGTTGATGATGATGAAGATGATGAATCCTTATCATATTTTGCTCGCCTAGCGGAATAATAAGGTAAAGGGGAGAGAAATCTCCTCTTTTTTATGGCATCGTGACTCTTGTGTTTTCGGTGCGAATTAATTTATCATTTACATATTGCGATGATTTATCATAAGTCATCGCTTTTCTTGTATCATTAATAACCTGCTGAAGATATGCAGGTTTGAGAACATAAATGTCTCTTTTTTTATCATTTTTTCTGACTTCATATTCATAGTTACTAATACCAACAACAGGATTTAGAGTTTGTACGGGAATATTAGGGTCTGGGATAGTAAAAGTAGAATCTACGATTTTACCTGCCGGAAGTATGAGTCTTCCTCTAGAATCTTTGACTTCTATCGTTTCGTAATGATGAACTGCGTTTATGTCATTTCCGTATAATTGTTCTGAGTATCTATAGATGTCTCTATCAGAAAGAGGCCATTCATTTCTTACATTTATAATATTGGCACCAATCAATACGACCCAATCATACTGAGAACTTCCATAAAGTTCTTCGGCAACCGTATCAGGTCTTGCTCCTTCTTGGATTTCATACTTATTGAATATGGTAAAAACATTTTGTAAGTCATCACGAAGTTTAACTCTACGAAATACATTTTTTACCAATAAGTATTCATCGGAACCTTTACTACTGGATAAGAATGACTGGTATTCTAAGTTTGGAAGTTCTCTGAAGTAAGACATTAGAATCCTGTTCCTTTTATAGTGGACTTATAATCACCGGTTGGTGACCCTGCTTCAATATAATCCTCACGATAGATTGGCGTGAGTTCTTGGAATGTTAGAGTCATATTCATATGAACCGGTGTGGCATCAGAATATGTGGCATATGTTCCTGAAGCAGTATAATTGACTGACATAGCATTCAAGGCACATATCTTAAATTGATTCAAGAATGGATGCGGTTTTCCACCACTCATATACCGAAGTCTAAACACACTTGGAGATTTGAGGAATAATCCGGCAGCACCATCACTTGCTGCTCCTTTTTGTGCCGCAGATTCAGACTTAAAGAATCTGATAATATCTTTGATTTCATCCGATTCTTTTTTAGAACGAGGAACTAAATCAAATGAAAATGAAAATCCACTTCTTAGTGTTACTCCACTAAAAAGAAGTTCCGTATTTGAGTTAAAAACTGCTCCGGTTGCTCTGGAAAGATTTTGATTGAAGTCTGAACCTCCAAGTAGTGCCTTTGCTGCCTGACTAGCAAAAAATGCTTGTACTGTATCTTGCCCAATCGCCGTTTGTGATGCCCCACTAGCTTTACCAATTAGATTGCTAACTGCACCTACTGTACTCTTAAAAAAGTTTCCGCCCTCAATTATTTCTTTTCCTGCCCCCAGTATCGCAGTTTGTAGGGGTCCCATATCACCAGGACCCCAACCTGCACTATTACTATCCTGAATACCTTCTGGAATTGGTAATATTACGGTTCCTTTGATGTTTTTTGCTCCATACCCACCTTCCGCAACAACATCATCAGAACTTCTTTGTGCAAAATTCGTCTCACCAAGACTCAATCCCGGTGGAAGATACTCATAAGATTCAATCTGCAGATAATCATCGGACTTATCAATATTCTTTAATGGATAGCGAAATATTTTTGATGATGGTGCTCTATTTGCCGCTGCTTTATATCCACCAATAATGGCATTCTGAGTGGCTGATGATATTGGAGTTGAAAAAGCCATTTATAGTTTTTAGTTATTTATCTTGATTTGTCCGAAAGGTATTCTTCTCAAATCACCGACTTCATTTTTATCCACAATATGTAGAGGTCCAATCACTTCTTCAAGGGTATATTGACGCCGTTTTTCCCAGTGGTAGTTAATGCCACTAAACCCCCAGGAATAAACATTTGTAACGGCAACCAAAGGATGAGCATCATACCTTACACGAGGAGTCTTTGGTCTATAAACAAAAGTGTAAAATTTACCTACCTCTGGAGAACTAGTAGTTTCTTTTAGTACATCAAGTATTTCCAACATCAAATCATCCGCATCTTCTGTTCCGTATAATTTTTTAAGTAGGGGTTTGATGCGGTTCATTTTTTGGCAATACCTAATTCGTATTCTGTAATTACCTTAAAAATCCATCCTCTGTCCTTACAATATTCCCTTGCTGCCTCCCATTTTGATTGATTCTTAGCATACTCATATGCCTCATAGATATATCCTTTGGTCTGCCTTTTTGGTTTGGGTGGTGGCATCGTTTGTTTATGAGGTTTAATCTCAATCAAATATTTCTTAATACTTCCATCGGGTTCTTTGACTTTTATATAAGCATCAGGAAAATATCTATGAATACGACCATCTACCGGAGAACGATAGGGGATGGCAAGTTCTTCGGAGGCATACTCCAAAATATTTACATTCGTATCACAATATTTCAGAAACTTCAATTCCCATAGAGACCTGTATATAATATTAGTAGGGTCGCCAACATATTTTTCTGGAAATGATGGTTTAAATTTTCCCTTATAAGACATCTAAATACTTATACTAATAAGACTCATAAAGGTATTTAGAGTGCCTAGTATCCGCAGAATATCCGACTTTAAACCACTCTTCACGAATCTTGCACAGACTTCTCATTATGAAGTAAGATTTGGTGGTGTAGGACCTCTTGGGGGACCACTAATGGCATATCTTTTTCGTAAAGGAATTAGTCAAAGATTTATTGCCGAAGATGCTGGATTACTTTGTTTTTCGGCATCTCTTCCAACTACTTCTTTGGCAACTGCTAATGTTAGTGGGAACTTTATGGGTATAACGGAGAAGTTTGCACACACCAGACAATATATTCCAATCAGTCTAGAATTTTATGTAGATAAAAATTATAATGCTCTTAAATTTATGGAAAGTTGGATGGAGTTTATTGCAAGTGGTTCCAATAATCCAATTGGAAGTAGTCTTGCTCCAATAGGGCAGAATCGTAAGGATTATATCTCTAGAATGCAATATCCAGAATATTATAAATCTGATAGAACTACAATCACAAAGTTTGATAGAGATTATAATAGAGAAATAGAATATACTTTTATTGGACTATTTCCATCGGCAATGTCATCAATTCCAGTAAGTTATAGTTCATCAGATATTCTTAAGA